ACACTTAACTTTTTGGTAATTCGTGGAGATATAGTGTGCAAAGAACGTGACATATACACAGATAATAAAGTATTTTATCGTTGGGAACTTCTTTTTGACGAGCAACCATTATAATGATTTTAAACACAAAACAAAACCCAAGTGGTAGCTATAATGAAAATTTTAAGGATTGTACCTGTCCCCCAGGCGATCACATTCCGATTTATTGTGATTGGTGCATAAAAACTGGATGGCGATGGAAGGATAAAAGCAAGGATCAACTCATTGATATAATAATTGAAATGTCAAATAGAATTCACGAAAAACAAAAAGATGTAAAATATTATTATATTCCAACCATTGATTTAAATGGAGACTGTATGGCACAATGCCTTAATTGTATAAGATTAGGCAAAGAATATGGATATAATTGTGAATGCGAAAATCCACTATGGTCAATGGATAGTTCTGCCATAAGACGAGAAGGAGGAAAAATATGATTTCAATTTGCGTGCCCGCGTACCAATCCATTGAATATTTAAAAATATTTTATAAAGGCTTAAGAAAAAATACAAAAATTAATTACGAACTTATCATCCATGACAATGGATCAACAGATGGTACTTTGGACTGGATAGCGGAAAATGAAATTAGTTGCTCTAGGTCTGATAGTAACCTTGGATTTTGTGGAGTAAATCGTGCTATTTTCCCATCATCTCATGATTACATTATGATATTTAATGCCGACATGTACCCTCTGCCAGGATGGGACTTGGAAATTGTTAAGCAGATAGAATTATTTAAAAAAGAAAACATAAATAGATTTACAATATCTTCCTGTTTAATTGAACCTATGAGTGGTAATCCAGAATACAATACTTTTTATGCTGGGCACGACGACAAGACATTTAATGAACCATTGTTGCTTGGCACATATCTAAAAGAAAAAAATAGATTATTTAAAAAAGAAAATACAATTCAATGGAGTCATCCAATTCTTATTCCAAGATTTATGCTTCATGAAATAAACTATCTTGATGAAGATTATTTTCCAGGCTGGAATGTGGATAATCACATACCATGTGCATTATATCAAAAAGGTTGTCGTAATTTTATAATGCTCGGCTCATCTCGGGTATACCATTTCAGTAACAAAACATTTAATAAATTACCAAATGAAATAAAAAACAGAAGTGGTCAAGATACATTTTTAAAGAAATGGGGCTTTACAACTCAGCAATTTAGAGATAAAATGCAAGTAGCTACACCATATAGGCGGTTATCTGATGGGGTTGTATGATATTTCAAAGCGTTACCTTATTTTTGGTGGAACGGGTTCTCTAGGCAAAGTTCTAGTTGAAAGAATATTAAAGGACAAAAAAGGTTTTGTTTTTGTGTTTAGCCGCAGCGAAGAAAAACATGTTAAAATTAGACAACAGTTTCCTCAAATAAGAACAATTATTGGTGATGTGCGAGACTATGATGCTGTTTTTAAAGCAATTATTGATGTAGATCCCACACATATAATAAATGCCGCTGCTTTAAAAAATGTACCTGAGTGTGAAGAATTTCCACTAGAAGCAATTAAAACAAATTTATTGGGCTCTCAAAATATTGTCAAAGCAGTTGAAAATTGTATTCATTACTCTGATTTAAAGGTTTTATCAATTTCTACAGATAAGGCATGTTTACCACTAAATTCATATGGAATGACAAAAGCACTCCAAGAAAGAATACATTTACGCGGAAAAAGAGGAATTTTTAATGTTTGCAGATATGGCAATGTTTTAGAAAGTAGAGGTTCAGTTATTCCGTTTTTTAAAGAAAAAATAGAAAAAAATGAAAATTTGCCAGTTACTCACCAGGATATGACAAGATTTTTTATGAGTCTTAATCAGTCAGTAGATCTTATTTTTAAAGCTCTCGGAGATGAAGAAGGGGGAAAAGTTTTTATTCCAAAAATTAAAGGAGCCAGAATTATTGATCTTGCTGAAATTATGATAGAAGAAAGTAAAAAAAATCTAAGCATAGAGATTGTTGGAATTCGCCCTGGAGAAAAATTTGATGAATGCTTGGTTTCCGAGTCAGAGTGTCTCAGAACCGAAGAGGTTGGGGACACCTTAATCATTCACGATATTTTAAAACCATATAAAAAATATGAATGCAACTTTTTAAAAGGATATAGAGACTATTCTTCAAATGGACCATCCATGCTTAAGGAAGAGTTACGAACATTTCTCAAGACCAATGGTGTTATATGAAGGTTGGGATAACAGGGGAAAGTGGTTTTCTTGGGTCAAACCTTGTAAAATATCTTGAACAACGTAAACAATATGAAATTGTTAAATCCAAATATAGAATGGAATATATTGCAAATTTAGAAAATTTTGTAATGTATTCTGATATTGTAATTCATTTGGCGGGAAAAAATAAAGGATCAGATTTAGAAATTATAAATAATAATTTAATAAATACAAAAAATTTATTAGATTACTGTTTACGCTGGGAAAAGCCAATTATCATTGCTGGAGCTGATTATAAAAAAGATGACGCATATAGAGCAAGCAAAGATACGATTGATATGTTATGTAAATCTTATTCGTATGTTGGATTAGATTCTGTTGTTCTAAATATTCCAAAAGTATTTGGACTAGGATGTAGGCCAAACTATAATTCGTTTGTTACGACCCTTATTCATGCCGCCGCAAATGATCGCCTAGATGAACAAGTTAAATTTATAAAAAATATGAATGAAGAACTGGAATTAATTCATGTCAACGATTTATGTGCCATTATAGAAAAAAATATACAAACTGATATTTGTGGATACACAAAATATATTTTTACAGAAAATAATGGATTAATAAAAATAACCTTTGCGGAACTTATTAATGCTTTAAATGGATACAGAAACCATCAACATGCTCATGTGTTTCAAGAAGTAGTAATGTGGTATAAACAAAATGAAATTGGAGAAAAGTAATGAAAAAATGTTTTGGCTGTAGACAAAATCTTCCTCTTGGTTCTGGAAGATACCATTTTTTTCATAATAGCGACGACGAGCTTGATACACTTACCTGTACTCACAATCCTATCAATGACCAACCATATGAACTAGGCGTAATTATGCAACTAAAATGTGAATGCGGAACAGATAAAATTGGTGGCGGGATTCATTCTTGTTGGTGCCCAAAAGCATAAAAAATGAAATATCCTAAACACGAAGACGAGAGAGGCTATTTTCGGGAGCTTGCAAAAGTTTCTGATTTAAAGTACGATATTGAACAAGTATCTATTTTTACAATAAATCCAAGCCAAACAAGAGGCGATCATTACCACAAAAAACTTATTGAAACATTTATTATTCTTGAGGGTGAGTGCATTGTGACTACCACTACGGATTTTACAAGATGTAATCCTGACGTTATGGGATATTCTCATGATAAAAATCTAAAAGAAGGAGATAGTGTTACTTTCCATCCAGAAGTGCAACATAAGTTTTATTCAGAAAAAGGGTGCAAAATTCTTGTCTTAGCGGATAGAGAATTTAATCCAGATGAACCAGATGTCTACAAATATTAAAAATAAAGTTCTCGTATCATTTTGTTCATATAATCAGCCTCACTTTCTTGAGCATCTTGTAGATTCTATTGATAGACACGATGCAGGCCACCCATTTGATCTTTTGATTTATGATAATAGTAGCACAGACAAAGAGCAATTAAAACTTCTTGAAAAATACTCAAAAAAATATAGAGTTGAGACAAGACCAAACTATGGCAGAGCACAAGGGGCATATAACGACGCATGGCAGAATAATAAGGATTATAAATTATATTTTTTTCTTCATGATGATTCTGCAATTATTCGTGACAATTGGCTCGGCGTTGCAGCTAAAAGAATTGAAGGCATAGCTGTTGAGTCTGTGTTGCAATTCAACGGACTTCCTACGCATTTGCTAAATGTTCCTGTTGGAAAAGTAGGATATCAGGCATACGAATGGGGGAACAAATATCAATATTTTAGAACACATTATCCGCAGGTTTTTAAATATATGGATCCTATTGCTGATATTTTGGATGTTAAAATACCAGAAATGTATCAGCACATAAATGATGATAAAATTTTATATAAAAATGAACTTCTTCAAAAGATGGGAAAAATATGGAATATTGAAGATTTTAAGCAAATGGAACTAAACAATGACGAAAAATGGCACAAGATTGACAAATGGTTTATTGATAATAATTTAGAAAACTATGATCCTTTCCCGCCGAATGAAAGGTACGGACAAAAATATCACAAATTTCAAACAGTAAGTGAGTTTTTAAATGACATAGCGCCTATGAGATATGGGTTTAGAACGCATTGCGTTGAAGGAGAAGGCTATTGTCAAGAGCATGAAGGATGGAATAATTTTAGAGGCAACAATTATATTGTTCACTATGGTGATCATGTTGTGTTTAAAAGATTGTCTTTATTGCTCACCCAACCAGAACAAGCTGTAAGAAATAAATTTAAAGATAAAATATTTCTTCAAATATGTGATAACATAATAAAAAAGAATTCAAATGCTGTTAAACAAAGTATTAATAATTTACGTAACAAGGAATAATCCTGTCCTATTGCAGCACTCTTTTGAGAGCTTTAGCAAATATGATGCTGGATATTCATATGAATTTTTAATTGTAGATCATCAAAGCGACAATCCACAGCAGCTAAACGTTTTAGAAAATTTATCTAAAAAACATAAGGTCGTTACTTACGACAATAACAGGGTAGAAGTTTCTTTTAATAAAGCTTACCAAGAAAACAAGAACTATAAATATTATTTTTTCCTACATGACGATGTTTCTGCAAATAAAGACAATTGGCTCAAAGTATTCATTGACAGAATGAATAGTGGATATGTTGAAAAAATTGTTGAGAACACAGAATTTGCAAAATTTCCTATTGGCCGTGTTGCTGCCATGCATCAACCATGGCGTAGTTATTCTTCAATATTAGGATATCCTGTTCAATGTTTGTTTCTAGAAAAGGTTCTTGAAATTATGAGACCAGGAAAGGTCCCTCAAATGTTCAAACATTGCGATCCAGACAGATGTCTCATTACAAATGAATGTCTAGCTACTACAAACGGAATAAGAAATCTTGACGAATTTAAAGATATGTTTTATAAGAGCGACATGGAAGGGCTTAAATTTGGCAAAATAACTAAAGTTCTAGAAGAATATCTTCCATATTACGATGAAGGTATTCCTCCGAAGAATCTATATCCTCCTGGACAATGGTGGAATAAGCTTACATTAACTTCAGAATTTTTGAATAGTACTGAGCCGTTGATAACTGGATACAGAACAGTTGGTCTAGAAGGCGATGGATACCTTGAACAGATTCATGGATATGATGAACCATGGGGAAACGATTTTATTCATCATTTTGGTATGCCCAACGTAAAACAATTTCTAGCAAAAGTATTTAATGGTGATGCTGAGGAAATAAGTAAAAATTTTAATAATAAGGTTTTTCTTTTAAAGAGCGATAAAGCAATAAAAGATTATTTCAAACTGAAGAGGATATAAATGGATACGGTTTATAAGGTTGTAGAGAAGGATTGGGGCTGGGAAAAGTGGATCGCCTTAAATGATAAGTATTGTCTAAAAATGATTAGAATAAACAAGGGTCATAGGTGTAGCCTTCAATATCATGAATACAAGACAGAAACGACCTACATTCACGAAGGACAAGCTAAAATATGGCTCAAAAGAAAAGATGAGACCGATATGGTGCTCCATGAAAATTGTGGCCCTGGGACTATTTTGAATTTAAAGCCAGGTGATATACACAGAATAGAGGCAATTGAGGATCTTTTATTGTTTGAAGCTTCTACGCCTGAGGTTTGGGACGTGACACGATTGTCTGATGATTATGGACGAGAAGATAAAAAATAGTTATAAGGTTGTTATATTAACAGCAGGGAAAGGTTCTAGGCTTGGTAATAGGACAACTTATTTTAATAAAGCGCTCCTCCGTGTTGGAGATAAGGCTGTCATATCACATACAATTGATCAATTTCCCACCGAAACAGAGTTCATAATTGCTGTTGGATATAAAGGAGATGTTGTAAAACAATATTTACAAATTTACCATTCAGATAGAAAATTTACATTTGTGGACGTGGACAAGTATTCAGAACCAGGATCTGGCCCAGGGTACGCCATGATCAAATGCAAAGAGCATCTTCAATGTCCATTTTATTTTATTTCATGTGATTCAATAATAAAATGGAAAGAAATATGGTTACATAATTGGTCTGATTTAACTCAAGATTTTCAAAATGTGAATTGGGGTGGTATTTCTAAAATAGATCTATCTTTAAAAAAACATTATTGCACCGTATCCAGTGCTATTATTGAAAAAAAGTTAGATAATAGAGGATTGGGTGCAATTACTTCTGTACACGACAAAGATGAAAAAGGTACTGAATTTGCTTTTACTGGAGTGGCTTTTATAAAAAATTATGTTGATTTTTGGAAAAAACTTAAATATGCACAACCAACCGTAAATGAAGAAATACAAATAGCTCCTGTTGTTTTACAATTTGATAAAGTATATGGGCTAGAAGTTGATTGGTGGGACACAGGTAACGAAGAAGGATTACAAAAAGCAAGAGAACACTTCAAAGGAATTCAAAATCTAGATAAAGTTGATGAAGAAATATATGTCAATGAAGAAAGTGGCTTTGTTGTAAAATATTTCCATAATGAAAATATGGTTAAGTACAGAGTAGAGAGAACAAAAAAGCTAGGAGATACTGTTCCAAAAATTATATCCTGTTCTAAAAATTTTTATAAATATGAATACGTCAAAGGACAGGATTTATTTAAAATAGACAATCAACACGAAATTATGAAAGATCTGTTAAATTATACGCAAAAAAATCTATGGACCGACGTTAAACTAAAAAATTATGATGAATTAATTTTTGATGATATTTGTAAAAATTTTTATCACGATAAAACTATGTCAAGATTAAACAAAGCACACGAGCAACTCGGCATTAGCGATACAGAACATATAATAAACAATAGAGAAGTTCCGTCATTGAAATATATGTTTGAGCGTATGAATTGGAAAGAAATATGCCATGGGATCCCATCTAACATTCATGGTGATTGGAACTTTTCTAATATTGTTTTTACGCCAGAAAAAACATTTAAGTTTTTGGATTGGCGCCAAGATTTTGGTGGGCTACTAGATTATGGAGACAGATATTATGATTTTGCTAAAATGTATGCCTGTCTCCTATGGCCGCACAATAGTGTAAAAAACAATCAATATAGCATTAACATTGAAGATGATTTTTGGATACACATACCAGACACTTTATTGAAATGTTCTAACATTTTAACAAAATGGTTATTTGATAATGGATATGATGTTAGAAAAGCAAATATACTAACTTCAATTGTATGGCTTAATATGTCACCTTTGCACGAATTTCCGCTTAATAAACATCTATATTTTTATGGAAAATTGCATCTATACGAATCGTTAATTGGAAAAAAATATGAATAAAAAAGAAAATTGTGTTTTCGTTTTGGATGTTGACGGTGTGATGACCGACGGGGGTATGTGGTATACTAAAGATGAAAAGTTTCTTAAAATGTTTGGACCTGACGATCACGACGCAATAAAAGATTTAATGAAATTTATGCCAGTACAATTTATTACTGGCGATAGAAGAGGATATCCTATTGTTGAAAGACGAATAAAAGAAGAAATGAAGTGTGAACTAGAATTTGTTAGCCATAGACCAAAAGAACGATGGGAATGGATAAAAAATAAGTTTCCAGATCATGCAATTATTTTTATGGGCGATGGAGTGTATGATTGGTTCTCTTTGCAAAACTGTGATTATGGCATTACAACCTCAGATGCTTTAGATCATGTGAAAGAGTGCGCAAATTATATTACAAAGCATATAGGCGGTAATAGGGCCGTCGCAGAGGCTTGCATTCATATAATGGATTATTTAAAGTTTGATTGGAAAAAAGGTTTATGAAAATAGATACTGACACAAAATTGTTTTTTTCTGTCGCGGGGAAACCTGGAAATTTTGGTTCATATATGTATAATTCTGCATTTGAAAAACTTGGAATAAATGCAATTTATAAACCATTGCAGCTAGATTGCAAAACAAATTTTGACAGATTCTTTGATTTTCTTTTTGCATTAAAGCGAATAAATGCTTCGGGTTTGTCTGTATCAATGCCTTTCAAAAAATTTGCTGCTATATTGGGATTTTATAAATCAGAAGAAGTTAAAAACACAAATAACAGCAACACACTAAAATTTGAACATAACGGAGAAGTTAATTCAAAAACATATTGTTATAACACAGATTGCCTAGGTTTTGAACAAGCCTGCGAAAATATCCTCAGCAGAGCTAAGAGTGCTGTGATATTTGGTACAGGCGCAGTTGCTGACAGCATCGCATATACTTTGAATAAACGAAACATAAACTTTTTTTACACCAAAAATCCAGAAAATCTTATTGATAATAAGTTTGAATTTCTGATTAACGCAACACCCGTTGGGATGGATGGCATAGAAGATACGATATTTAACAAGAAGATTGTAAAATATTATAAATATGTTTTTGACGTTGTTGTGAAAAAAGAAACAAATTTAATTAAACTTTCTAAAAATTCTATGATAGAGTGTGTGTCAGGGTGGGCAATGAGTAAGTGTCAATTGCGCGAGCAATTTAAAATATATACAGGTCAAGAATATCCAGAAGATCTATTAAACAATAATATCAAGGAATTGGGATATGAATAATAAAAATGAATTTTTTGTTGTAGATAATAAAAAACAAGAAAAATATGAAATTACTTGGTGGGATGAAAATCATAAGTGCTATTGCTTTGTGGTTCCAAAAACAGACGCCAAAAGTTCCATTGCAGCTTTAAAATTAATTTTATTTGATAATCCTTTGGCTTCAAAATATTTTTTACTAAGAGGAGATCTATATGAATAAATTTCAAAAATTATATGATGCAATAAATTCTGGGAAGACCATTCTGTGTGTCGGTCCTATGAGCAAAAATTGCACAGATGCGGCAATTGAACTTGCCAATGAAAATCAAATTCCAATAATTTTAATTCCAAGTCGTAGACAGGTTGAATGTAAATCTCTTGGTGGCGGATATGTTATGGATACAGAAGATTTTGTTCCATATGTTCGTACAAGGGACAAAGGAAATTATGTTTTTATTGAACGCGATCACGGAGGAGTTTACCAAGGAACAAATGAATCAAAACTTGATTTAGAGAAAGCTACCGAAAATACGATGAAGTCATATTTTGCAGATGTTAACTGTGGTTTGGATATAGTTGAGTTGGATTGTTCACTCATAAACAAAGATTTGAATAGTGTTCTACTTCACAACAGATTAATGTATCAATTTTGTGAAGACATAACAGAAAGTGAACATATTATATACGAATTTGAATTTGAAGAACATAGCGCAAAAAAAACAGACATAAAGGATTTTAAAAATGTCCTTGACTTTATTTCAAAAACAAAAAGAAATGACAATATAAAATTTGTTGTAGGCAATGTTGGTCTTTATGTACGCGAGGTGGAAAATGTTGGGCAAGTTGATTTTGATTTGCTAAAGGATCTTGTTGATCTCTCGGAAGGAGCTGGGTTGTATTTTAAAGCTCACAATTGTGATTATATTGATTCAGAAACAGCAAGCAAAATGAACAAAGCTGGCGTTGCAGCAATAAATATTGCACCAGAATTTGGTGTAATTGAAACACGTGCCCTCGGTGCAGAATTGCTTTTAAACGATCTAAACAATGAAAATCCTCTTTGTGAAGATATAATAGAAAGTGAATTTATAAAATTCACAAATGTAGCTTTTGAGTCTAATAAATGGAAAAAGTGGATGATAGACGAAAATAAAAGTTTTGACAACAACAACGAAAGAAAAGGATATATGGCTGCAATCGCTGGTCATTATGTCTTCAATCATCCAGAAGTTATTGAAATAAAACGTAAACTTCAAGAAAAGTATGATTTGGATTCTATTCTCAAGAATGCAGTTAAAGACAAAATAAAAGAATATTTGGTTTCATTAGGGTGGAAAATAAATGTGTGATTTTCATTATCCATATTATAGCGTTGGTCCTTTGAGTGGGTCAAGAGTGCAGTATATTGGCAACGTAGACGATGTAGAAGTTTCAAAAATTGGTTGTTACAATGTCGGGCACTCAGGTTCGTTTACGTTTTATTATGATGGTGTTAAAACATACGGTTCATCAGAACAATTGCCATATGGGATGTATTGGAAAAATGAATGTCCACCACGGTCTCCGTGGGATCCGACATGAAGAAAGTAGACAATATGACCGATTTTATAAAAGGTATGGTCAATGGTGAATCTGTCTCTATTGGCATAACGGATGCGTGCGCAATCAAAGAAAAAACAGACTTTGTTGATCCCAAATATGATGCTGGACAATATGGAAAAGTAGATTGGGAAAGGGAAAAACCAGAAGAATTTCGTGGTCAAAAAATATATTCATATGGAAATTTTCATCCCAACCAAATTGATAAATCTTTAAATGTTGGAACATTAATTTTTATAATTGATATGAAGGAAAAAGATAACTACAATAGGTTTGTAAGTGAACACGCAAAAACATGCAAATTTATGCAAAACGCACACAGTGCAGGTGCTGTTGGAATGAATTTGACATTTGAATTTAGACCAAATAGCATCGCTCAAACAACAAGGGTGGTATGCATTTGCGGTAAAGAATGCGATTTAACAGATTATGAGAGTTTTTAAAATATGAAAAAAAATAAAGAAATTGATATTGACAACATCTGTCATCTATTATTAGAGGCAGCAAACCATTTAGAAGGTTTTGAATCTGGTTGTGAGTGTGAAGAAATAGGTTTTCGTTGCATAAAATGTTTAAAAGAAGAATTATATACCACCAGAGCTTATTTGTTAGCAGAAAAATATAAATGAAAATAGTTGGTGCTACATTCGTCTATAATGACTACGAATATTTAGATCAAACTCTAGAGTGTTTTAAAAATTTTCCAGATAAACATTTTATTATTGAAGGCTCATGGAGATCTAATCAAAAATCTTCAGGCGTATCTTTGCGTTCAGATCAGCAAACATATGATATTATAAACAAACATGTTGACAATAGGCAGGTATTTTTAATACAGGCCAACGAAGAGCGGGAAAGAAATCAAAGACAAGTGGGGATGGAACTTGCTAAAAAAGAAGGTGCAGATTGGTTTTTTATGACCGACGCAGACGAAGTTTATCCAAAGAAAAGTCTTGACATTATCAAAAATATATTGCAAAGAACTCCAGATTATATGCTTGGATATAGAATCCATAGCTATAATTTTATCAATAGCTTTAAAAAATGGTATAATGGTGATTATATGCGTCTCTATCGTGTAACACCTAAAGCAGAATTCGTAATGGACAATGACGTTGCGTGGACAGATAAAGATGGTATGATTGCACCAATGCCAGGTGGGTATCTGTTTTATCATTACAATTATGTTAGAAAAAATACCACGCGATTTTGGAATATGATGAGGTATCAGCATGAGCAAGATCAGACTTTTTGGACAAGAATGATTGATTCTGGGCAGTATAAAGAAGAAGCAGGAATATACAAAATTCCAGACGATATAAAAATATATGATTTCATTGGAAAACATCCGACCATTATGAAAAATCATCCGTATTTTAAAAATGATATATTTGGAGATGGAGAATTACAGTATGAGTAAATATATTATAATTTTGTCTTTATTTTTTTTAAATAATTGTTTTGAAGCAAAAGCAGAAACAAGCACCGAATGGAAGCAATTGGCTGGCGGTTGCTCTCGTTTTATAGATAAAGAATTGGGTGTAGCATGTTATAAGATACAAGCATATGGTGGATATCATGTTTCTTGTGTAAAACTTCCTGGAGCTGATTAATGAAATATATTGTTACAGGAGCTTGTGGATTTATCGGGTCATATCTTACAAATCGTCTTTTAAATAATGGCCATCAGGTCGTTGCGTTGGATGATTTGTCTTCTGGCAAGAGAAAATATATTCCTCAAGATCATCCAAATTTAACATTTCTCTATTGTGACATTTCTGATTGGCGCGTATTGTTAGGTAATGTAGATCACTTTAAAGATGTCCAAGGTATCTTTTCGCTTGCCGCGATTGCACGCATACAGGAAGCCATAAGCAATCCAAGACGATGTAATGAAGTAAACGTTCTTGGTACATTCAATATGCTTGAATTAATGAGAAATCATAATATTCCAAAAATTGTATTTTCTAGTTCATCTTCAATTTATGGGTTAAAAAATAATCCTCCACAAAAAGAAGATATGAAACCTGATTGTTTGAATCCATATTCTTTGAGCAAACTCATTGGAGAGAAATATATTAAAATTTATTGTGATCTCTATGGAATAAATGGAGTCAGTCTTCGTTATTTTAATGTATTTGGTCCAAGAGAGGTTGTTGATGGGCCGTATGGAACGGTTGTGGGAAAATTCTTTAAGCAGGTTCTCGGAGACAAGACACCAATTACAATTGTTGGTAACGGAAGTCAATCAAGAGATTTTACATATGTTGAAGATGTAGTTGATGCAAATTTAAAGGCCATGCAATATTCAGGTCACGGAGAAGTTTTTAATGTTGGATCTGGGTATAACTATACGGTAGAAAAAGTAGCCAATATGATATTGGAAAATTTGAATAAACCAGGATATAAGGTTTATATTCCGCCAAGGCCAGCAGAAGCATATGCTACACTTGCCGATATTTCTAGAGCTAAAGAATTGTTAGGATGGGAACCAAAATATAATTTAGAGAAAAAATTACTAGAAGAACGTGATTATTACGAAAGTTTTTACAATACTAAAAAAGTGTGATAAATTAATTGAAATATTTTCCAGGAGGAAAAATGGGTGATACATTAAAAGATAGAGTTTCGGTGGTTGAGAAGTCCGTATCGGGTCTAGAAGGAGCAGTAAGAAGCGTTGCTCAACAACATAATGAATTGGTTAATTCTGTTGCTAAGCTTTCTGATACGTTGCTTGGGCTAACGACACAGGTTACACAATTAGCTAACACTGTAAAGAAATTAATGTCTGAAAAGAGCGCAGGCAGTGTCGCAAGATATAAGTAACAAAAAAATTCAATACAATAAACTAAACTTGTTAGACAAACAATTTAACGATCTTAGTGTTTGCGAGTTTGCTTATGTTAAAAACATGAAAACATATTGGAAATGCCTATGTGTCTGCGGAAATTACATAACAGTTAGAGGTTCAAGATTAACAAGCGGAAATACCAAATCGTGTGGTTGCAGACGGATAAAAACTAACAAAAGTAGATTAATTGATTTGTGTGGCCAAAAAATTGGGTTTTTAACTGTCCTAAACAGAGAATACTCTGATTGTGATAGAACTGTTTGGAAGTGTAGATGTACGTGTGGTAATGAAATTCTAGTTGATAGAAAATGTTTAAGAAAAAAATTAATTAGATCATGTGGGTGTAAAAGCAAACAACTTCGCGAAGAAACTACGTTAAAAAATTTTGGTGTTAAAAATCCTTCTTTTTCTATTGAAGTGTGTTCAAAAAGATCTAAAAATATTAATAAAAGAATTATTTCTCACAATTGGGAAACTGGAGATGGAATTATTTGTATAGCAAGTTACGAAAAAAAATTTACAGATTATTTAAATACTAACAAAATTAGATTTGATTGGCAAATCCCTTTTAGAATGCCTTCTGGAAGTCTTTATATTGTAGATTGCTATTTAAAAGATTTAAATAAATATATTGAAATTAAAGGATATAAAAGACCAAAAAGCATGATGAAGTGGGAGTGGTTTCATGAAAAATACCCCAATTCAGAATTATTAGATAAACAAAAACTAAAGGAAATGAAAATAATATGAAACTAAGTTGCCTTATGACTGTGTATAATGAGGAAAGTTTTATTGAATATGCTATTGAATCTTGTTTACCTTACGTAGATCATCTCGTCGTCGTGGAAGGGGCATACCAAGAAACAATAAAACTAGGCGCAACTCCACACTCAACAGATAATACAGACGAAATTATTAAAAAAATTTACAAAATAAATGGAGAAGAAAAAATTATATATAAAAAAGAAAATGGAGAAACAGATAAAGACCAAAGAAATTTTGGTCTCGAAGAAATTAAAAGATTAAATCCAGATGGGTGGCTTTTAATTATTGATGGCGACGAAGTTTACGAAGCAAGTACATTTAAAATGATAAGAACTGCCATGATGAACATGGACAGGTCTAACAAATATGCTGCATATTTTAAAAGCAAAACTTTTGTAAATGATCCATATCATATGACAGAGCAGGAATTTCCTAGATTATTTAAAATAACTCCAGAATGTAAATTTGTGAATGATAATTTTATGGAGTGGCCAGATAAGGGAATAGGCTGGTATTCACCATATGTTATCAAAATTCCCTACATTTCCTATTTTCATTATAGTTTCTGCAAGGGAAGGGAAAAATTTGAATTGAAGCGTAATTGGTGGATGAATAGAGGTTTTGGTCCACGTTTTGATTATGGTTGGAAAATTGACGAAACAGGAAAAATAGATGACCCGAATCATGCCATACATGATTTCACAGGAATGCATCCAGCCATTATGAAGGGGCATCCATTATTTAAAAAAAATGCATAATGTTGGAGTAATTGGTTGTGGATTCGTTGGTACGGCTGTTTCTACGTGTTTACAAAATATAGCAGAAGTAAGAGAACACGACAAATATAAAGATACCGAATCTCTAGATTCTGTTGTAAATAAATCAGATATTATATTCATATGCTTACCAACGCCAATGGCGGAAGATGGAAGCTGCGATACATCTATTGTTGAAAATGAAATAGGTGAAATTTGCCGTATTGCGAAGAAGCCTAAGTCAATTGTTATAAAGTCAACAGTCACCCCAGGGACTACAGACAAACTTCAAAAAAAATATAAGAAACACGTATTTTTGTTCAACCCAGAATTTTTGACCGAGAGAAATTTTATTGCTGATTTTATGAATCAGGATAGAATTATTCTCGGCACATCAAATGATTTTAAACGCAATGAACTTACTCTTCGTGTTCATAAACTATATCAAGATTTTGTAAGATTGCAAAAGAAACCAGCATTGATTTATGATACAGAAACAAGAACTGCGGAAATGTTAAAATATATGACAAACTCTTTTCTTGCTACCAAGGTTATATTTTTTAATGAAATGAAAGAAATATGTAATGCAGCAAATATAAAATATGATGATGTGGTTGGATTGATGAAATTGGATGGGAGGATAGGGAAAACTCACATGGTTGTGCCAAATGAAGGAAAGCACGGCTTCGGTGGATCATGCTTCGTCAAAGATTTGAATGCACTTTCTGCATTTGCAAAAGAAATGGACCTTGATCCAATGATATTGGATTCTATTTGGACAAAAAACCTGCTTGTGCGTGAAGAATATGAATGGGAACAACTTGCTCAGGTGACGGGAGCATACAAAAAAAATGAGTAAAATAGTTTTCTCGAACGGAAATTTTGATGTGCTTCATGTAGGGCATTTTAACCTTTTGTCTTATTGCCGCCAACTCGCAGGGAAAGATGGACAAGTTTATGTTGCCATAGATTTAGACGAAAAAGTAAAACTTGATAAAGGACCACACAGACCAATATATCCGCACTCAATACGCCGACAGCAACTATTAGATTTAACAGATTCAAATGGAAAATCTTTGGTTGATAAAACTTTTTTATTTAGTACAAACGAACAACTTTACGAGATGATAAAAAGAGAAAAACCAAATATTATTGTGAAAGGAAGTGACTGGAAAGGAAATGTTATAGGTAGTGATCTAGCAGAAGTGGTTTTATTTCCAAGAATACCTTATTCTTCTACAGAAATTATACAAAAAATTCAACTAATGTCTCATTCGCAAATAGAAACATCAGAAGATGAGTGGATGTGGTAATGAGAATATTAGTTCTTGGTGACCCAATAATTGACGAATATTTGTTTGGCCGCGTTAATCGTATGTCTCCAGAAGATTCTACCATTCCAGTTTTTGATATAGAAAAAAAAGAGTACCGACCAGGTGGATGTTTAAATACTGCCGTTAATTTAAAGGCAATGGGTCCAGAAAATGAAATTTATGCTCTAGCTCCTGTAAGCACGTTTACGTGGAATATGCTAGACAAACTTGGTGTACGTAGTCTTGTTCTTTTGTCGGAAGATTTTGAAGATGGTGAGACTTATTTAGAGTTTCCACAACATGAAGAACTCATTAAAACTCGTATTATTGATTTAGATAAAAACAATAAACAACTCATTAGAATAGATAATAAATTAAAATTTAATGAAAGAACTTCCCACTATTTTAAAAAATGGTTTTTATCAACAAATAAATTAAATTATGATTGCATTGTCATCTCAGATTACGAAAAAGGGTGCGTAGATCAAAGTGTAATAGATTTTGTTTCTTCATTTGAGGGACCAGTATTTGTTGATACAAAAAAGAAAGATTTATCTATTTGGAAAAATATAAAAAGATGTATAATAAAAATTAATAGTCAAGAATATTTGGCAGCAGCAAATGCAAATCTAATTAAAAATCTTATTGTGACCAGAGGGAAACATGGTTCGGTATGGTTTGAAAATGGCACACAAACATATATGTGTGAAACATTTGAAGTACAAGAACCCAATGTTATTGGTGCAGGGGACTGTTTCTTGAGTGGCCTTGTATTGAAATATATGGAAACAGAATCCATGGAAGAATCTCTAAAATTTGCTACAAGGGCAGCTTCTGTTTCTGTTAAAAAATTTGGAACATCGGTCGTAGAGAAAAATGAGCTTGTTTGATAAAGAAGACAAGAGATACCATCAGAAGGGTTGGGGCTATGAATTTCACATAACCAATAACCCAAAATATTGTGGAAAGCTTTTATATATGGAAAAAAACAAAAAAATGAGCGTTCACTATCATGTGTTAAAAGATGAAGTGATGTATCTCCATAATGGATGTGTAGAAATTTGGTGGACAGATAGAAAAGATTTTGATATCTTAAAAAAAGAAATTGAAACACTAGGAAAAGAAAAAGTTTTAAATTTAACAGTACTACTTCCAGGTGAAAGTTTTCACGTACCTCAACAAAGAGTTCATCAAATTTTAGCTCTTGAAAATTCTAATATTTATGAGTTTTCTACAACAGACTACCCAGAAGATAGTTATAGAATTATCAAAGGTGATTAAGCTGTAATTTCTCTTAATTTATCTTTTCGTGAATAATTTTTCATGTTAAATTCCCACACACTTAATACTAATTCTTTTTGAATGATAATTTTTTTAATATGAAACTTATCATTATTTGTATCTAATACAATAAAGTCTTCACCAACTTCATCTATAATTCCATTATAACTTTCTTTAAATAGATGATTTCTGTTAACATCAACAAGGATACTTACGGTTTTGCCTTTTAGTGAGTCAATGTAGTTTCCTAATTTCATAATAGTCTCCATAAAATAAAATAGTTAAAATACACGTAAAAGAAAATAGTTATCAAATAGATAGATAGAATAACATAGAAACACAACTAAGTAAAGAAAATAATGAACTTACTAGATTTTATTAAGAATATATACAGTACATATACAAAGAGTACTATAAAATCTCATCCATCTCCAAAAAAAACAGTAATTGAACTCGTACAAGATCCAGAAGTTGTCTTGTGTAGACCTAAGCTCGTAAAAGCTTTTGATTTTGTTTTTACCTCTCAGAAAGACTCAAATGATGTTTTGGTTACTCAGGATATGTACGACGCTTTAAAAAAGCTTGAACTAGGAATAAAAGATTGTGGTGGTGAACTTAAAATAAATGCACTGTCGCGATCTTGGGAAAAGCAACAGCATCTTGTTGACCTTCATAACGCAGACGTAGAAGCACACAAGCTTGATCCATCAAAGCCGATCATACATGCCTACGCAGCACCTCCTGGAGGAAGCTATCATCAAGCACGCAGGGCAATTGATATTTCTCTTGGTGACTTAAAATTTACAGGATTAGAAAAAAAAGATTGGGTTTCTAAGCTATGGTCAGTTTATAAACCTTTGGGATTCACACCGATTATTAGTTCCCCAGATTTTGGAAAATCAGAAGCTTGGCATGCTGATTACCGAGGACCATGGCAGCATGTTCGCGATAAGATGGGCAATGTAACCGCAGCAAAGTGCGCCATTCTTGATGTTGGCAATTGGAACCCAAAAGAATCGCCTTCTAGGGTTAGAAATATGTTTATACAGGCTCAGCTTTTACGATTGGGTCAATATGATATTGGAGATGTAGATGGGATTATTGGCAAGAAGACTCAGGATGCAATTAGAAAGCTCGGCATAGTTGAAATTAGTCTAAATTCTATTGCGTTGATCCTTTCCAGAATGTAATTAGCGCCCCGCTAATGGCCCAAGGTGATGTTTTGAAAAGCAACTTGATGTCTACTACAAAAGAAAATCAAATAAAGCGCCTTCGCTGTCCGCATTGCAAGGTCGTCATTTCTAACGTTAAAGATCTCATCTATGGAAAAAAATATCAGTGTTCAAGCTGTAAGCAAAAATATTTTCTAACAAAAGCATGTCCTATTCTCTTTACCTCTTGGTAAATTTGTGATATATTTTCTTTGGAGAATATTATGAAAAAACTTTTTTTCGTTGCTATGGCGTTTCTTGTCTCGTGTGCTTCGCCAACAGTTTTTAAGACTAACAGAGGCATGGAAGTGTCTCGTTATTTTAGTGGGCCTACTCCGCAAGAAATTACTGAAATTGAAAATTTAGCAGTTGAACATGATCTCTGTTTTCCTTGGGAACTAAAAGGAATACAAGTAGAAGTTTTTCCTATAAATAAACTTTTTTCTAGCAATACTCTAGAGGCTACTCACGGTAAGTCTAGATACGACGAAGAAAGTGGAATTTCATATATCACAGTTGCAGGTCGTTATGATTTTTCATGTCGTGTATTTCTTCACGAAGTAGCTCACGCATGTATTCAGCAACGCTGGCGTGGCAGAGTTTCTGGTCACAGCAATAATAATGTTTGGGCTCCACGAGCTGATGGCACTGATGATCTTAATTCTAAATTTCTAAAAGAGGTAGCTCGTATCTGTCCGTGAGGGACCAAATTAAATGAAAAAAAGTAAAAATCTTAGAGAATATTTGAAAAAAACATACAAGAGAAAAAGAAAAGAAGATGTCAAAACTGTGGGCATAAAGATAAATGATCTCGTCCAATCTTTACACCTACAACAGCGCCTTCCAGAAAAGGAAAGAAATTTTGATGTTATTAACTCTGCTCTTAAAATTTTATCTGACATCCGTTCGGAACATAGATTCAAAGATGACTTTCCAAGTTTTGCAAAGTTTTATGCATTTATAGTAGATCCAGAAAATAAGTTTACTAACGAAGACTTGAAAGATCTGTAAAAAAAACAATTGCAATATGTTGTAAGATCTACTATAATAGATTTTATGAACTTTAAAAATGGTGACGGACAAGAAGTTTCTTTGTCTGATATTTGCAGTCTTATTAGCAACGATTACGAATATCAGGTATTTGTAGGGACAGACTCCCAGGTCCGCCGTAAGAAAAAGTGTGTCCTGTACGCTACTTGCGTTGTTCTTTATAAGAAAGGTAAAGGTGGTAGAATTTTTGTCGCGGCAGAATCGCAACAATATGCTAATTCTTTAAAAGAAAGATTGATGAACGAAGTATGGAGATCTTTGATGGTTTCTTTTGAACTTTCTAAAATACTTCCATCAAATGTTGAAATTATAGTTCACATTGACACAAATAGATCTACAAAATATAAGTCTGGTCTTTATACTCACGAGCTTGTATCGCTCGTAACTGGACAAGGATATAAGTGCAAAATAAAGCCCGACAGTTGGGCTGCTCAACATGTTGCCAATCATTATACAAAAAAGTAATATTTGACTTTGTTGGTGGAATGTGATATTGTAAAGGTTTGGAGAAACTATGAAGAAAATTTTAATTATTTCTTTGTCTTTTTCTATTTTGGTTCCTGCAACTTTAGGTTTTTTTCTGTATCTCACATACAAGGATTTACAGAATACAAAGCAAAGTCTATCTTCAGTCATGCAGAAAACTCATGAAAATAATACAAAAATTGGATCTGTCTCAGAACAGATTTCTGTTTTGGACGCATCAATTTCCCCAGAAGACAAACGCTGGGCAGTAATAAAACAGGTTAGAAAAACTATCCAAGAAGACATAAAATTAAATGGTCTAGGCAGAGAATTAAGTATTAAAGACTTAACAGAAATTTCCTCTGCTGTTATAGACTATTCTGAAGAATATGATGTTGAAAAAAGTTTTATTCTTGCTGTAATGCGAACAGAATCAGCTTACAATAAAAGGGCTTTGTCTCACGCTGGAGCCCAAGGATTGATGCAATTAATGCCAGCCACAGCAAAAGAGTGTGCCGATGATATTAATAAAAAATATTACAATGTGCACAAACCAAAAGATAACATCCAGTTGGGTGTTTGGTATTTGGCTAAAATGTCAAATAGATTTAAAAATGATATAGAGCTTGTTATAAGAGCATACAATGCTGGTCCTACCATGGTAGAGAAAGTATCTGTAGGTGATATTTCTGATTATCCTACCGAAACTAAACAATATCTTAAAAAAGTTTTAGAATGGAAAACAAAATACGAAAATGCAGGTATCAATTAACAAGGTCCGCAATGCCAGTATATGAATATCAATGTCCAAGCTGTAATTATGAATGCGAAGTAATGCAAAAATTTAACGATCCTTCTCCAATATGTGAGTTCTGTTCACGTGGCAACCCGCACGATCCAGATAATGATGTGCATATGATTAAACAAATTAGCCACTCTTCGTTTATATTAAAAGGTGGGGGATGGGCAAAACAAGGTTATTCAAAAAAAGGTAAAAAATGATATTACTAATTATTTTTTGTGTGTTATTGTTAGGATTGGCGGGATTTTTAGGTTTTCGTTTATTTAAGGAAAATAAAAAGGTTCAAAGCTTAAATGGGTCTCTTGAGGAATATTCTGATGCTTTACGCGAAGGACAAAAAGCTATTGAACTTGCATTACGGTATGAAGGTTTTTACAATTCAACAATAGGAGATATTGGGCAAATAGTAGATGCTCTTGAAAATTTAGTTAAGAAACGTCAAATGCTTTCAGACGATCCAGACGTTCAAAATCTTATAAGACTTATTTCAATTGCGCACGATACGTTGCTTGGTTATATAGATGCCAAAGTTTCAAAAGAAGAACGAGCAGAAGAAAAAGGACAAGCCACAGAAAATAAGCGTCAATTACTTTGACCACAATACTGAAGCTTCTATTGTAAAATTTCAAAAAGAACCTGACATAGAAAACAAAAAGAAAATTTTTGTTGAAGAAATACGACACTCTTTTGCAAAATTAATAGAAAATATCATATTTGTGTATAAGTTTCATTCTTTGGGAGATATAGAGATCCTTAAGAACGATTGTTTATCTTTTCTGTTTGAGACACTTTATAAATTTGATGCAACAAAAGGGCATAAGGCTTTTTCGTATTTTAATGTTATTGCAAAAAATTGGTTCATACAAAGAGTCAAAATTCATAAGAAAAAAAGCAAATCTGATGTATATTTTGACAAGGTTCTTCTAAATAAATTAGAAAGTACTGATGATAAATTTGTTCATAACGATGAAGAAATGTTTATAAATGTTGAGTATCTAATACTTTTAAAAGAAGAAATAAAAAAATGGCGTACAAAATTTGACAAAAAACAAGAAAAGATGGTGCTAGAGGCCATAATTCTTCTTTTGAACAATCCAGACTTAATTAACATTTTTAACAAAAAAGGAATATATCTATATATACGCGAAATTACTGGACTAAACACCAAACAGGTTGTTACTAATTTATCTAAAATAAGAAAGAAGTATGAGACATTTAAGCGTAAATATCATGCTGGTGAAATATGAAAAGATGTAGTAAATGTAAGTGTTATGAAAAATGAAGAGTAATTATATAAAAGGTGAAGTTTAGTGCCCGTTAAGAAATTTGACATTACAGATGAAGATCTTTTAGCGTTGTATGATCTTATATGGGGGCAACTCAAAGAAGATAGAGAAATAATTTTAAATTCATTTAAAGATTTACGTGAAATTGTTGGCAAAAGCCCAGAAAGATATGCGGTATCTGGCGATACGCTCGCCAAACTTGCAGAGCTTCTTACAAAACAAACTGCCGAAGTCGTAGAACTTCTTAAGATTGTTCAAAAAGAAAGAGATGATGATGAATCTCTTTCAGAATTAGATATTAGTAAAATAAGTGACGAAATTTCAAAGAAAAATGAACAATAATGAAGTTTTACAAAATACGGACACTTTAGAGCTGGTAGACAGGTATAATAATTTAATAAAAAAGTATGTTGAGCTATCAATAGAGCTTGCTCCTAAAATTGAAAAATTTGGTAAATATAGAAATGAATTGCAAATATTGTCAATGGAATTTGTTCGAAGAGGTTTTAAAGTGGACGAACCAGAGAGTCTCAAAAAATTATTGGAAGAAGAAATAAAAAAGAGGGAAAATAAATGAATGTTTTAGTTTTGTTTTCGTTAATTTCTGCGTTAAATTATAGCGTCAACGTAAATGACGCTCCAATGTTAGACATCTCTCGTATGGAAAGTTTTTTAAAAGTTCCAGTTGTTATTACTGTTACAGATTTTAATGATTACGCCGCAGAAAAATTTTCGTCAGATGTTCAGGAAGCTTTGGATTCTGGAGAGCCAATTATTCCAATAATTATTGATTCTTATGGTGGTTCTGTGTATGCTCTTTTGAGAATGGTAGATACTATTAAGTCTATAAAGGTTCCTGTAGCCACAATTGTTCTTGGCAAGGCCATGTCAGCAGGCGCTATTTTGGCAGCTATGGGCACAGACGGCTACAGATTTGCAGCTCCAAATTCTACAATTCTCATTCATGATGTAAGCTCGTGGGCACAAGGCAAGGTTCCATCCATGAAGAATGATGTTGAAGAAGCCGAAAGATTAAATAAGTTAATTTTTGTTTTGCTTGCTGAGCAGTGTCATAAACCTAAAAATTATTTTCTTAATATTTTAAACAAAAAAGGTCATCTTGATTTATATATGACACCACAGTCGGCAAAGAAGATGAACATTGTTAATCATGTTAAATTGCCTACAATTAAGATACAAATAAAGACCGAGATGGTTTTAGAATAAATTATTTATTATGTCTTCAAGACGACCTATTAGGCCAAAAGAAATATTAAATCCTGACAGGATTCTAAGTAATCTGCTTCGCGATTATGTCGAAGGCGTATTCGATGATTATAATTTTCTTTTTAGAGCATCTGTAGTAAAAATTGATCATGTTGGTGGACAATTGCCATCACCATCAGCTCCAGAGTTACCGCTTAATCCAAAAAATAGCATACAGGCTAGGGTTATTACAAACTCTAGAGATAAAGATCTACCAGATGTTGATCTTCCCATTTTTTGGCCTCTTTTTCCTCATGATGTAATGCCAGTTAAAGAAGGTGAGCATGTTTATGTTATTTTTGAAGATTCAAACAATAAATCCCATGGCTTATGGATTGCAAGAATTCCAGAACCAGCCACCGTAGATAGTGCAAATCTGGTTCCTGGCGTGAAGAAGTACCAAGATGATCCTGACAGTGATTTTAGCCAAATTGGAGCAGAACAAGCCGTTCAGGACACAGATAAGGCACCTTCTCCTGTTTCTGTTTCTGAGGATTTTTCGGTTGAAGCCGTCCCAGCTTTCACTGCACGTGTTGGTGACAGGGTTATAGAAGGATCCAACAATGCAATGATAGTCTTGGGCAGAGATAGACCTTCTGATAAAAGTTCTGGGCAAAAAGAAAACGCAGGGACAGTTGATATTGTCGTCGGCAGGAATAAACCAGAAGACATGGATATGGCCAATGATAAGGCTAGAATTTATATAACCTCAAAATCAGATATAGATGATAATCTTCAAATAACTGACGGAAATAATTCAAAAGGTACTTCTGCAATAGCTCTGAAGGCAGATCAAATACGCATTGTAGTGAATGGAGATTTTAAAATTGTAGCAGATGGAGATGTACTAATAGGCAAAGAAGCCACCGAGGCCGCTGTTTTGGGTGATACGTTAAAACAAATTATTAGCTCTGGACCTATAGCTACTCTAGGTTCAATACCATTGTTGGCTCATCCAACATTTATTAATAAGCTCGCCACCGCTTTGTCAAAGTCTGTAAAAATTAAAAAATAATGGCAAGAGGAACAATATTATCTTTGGCTCCGAATTCTGCCTTTATGTTAATGGGCTTGGGTGACACTCGGGAAGAAGCATACGTCATAACTACCTCAGACCCTTCTAAAAATATATTTAAAGGCACAAAGGTTGCCACCAAAGCTTCTGTTGATTTTAATTCCATTACTCCTAAAGGTCCCGCTACAGAAGTTACCATTATAGAAACTCCACAATTTTCTACAACTATTATTGGAAGTAAACTATTATCAGAACTTTAAATATATGCTAATTACTTATTAGCATATGGCGAATCCTATAAACATACGGTTTCCTCCAAGAAGGTCTTTTAAGGGAGCGTTTGACACGAATCAGTCTACTGTTGATGCTATAGCGGACGATTTAAGAATTTTGCTTCTTTCCAATTTTGGCGAAAGACCAGTCCACCACGATTTTGGGGCAAACTTAAGAAGTATCATATTTGAGCAAGGACCAGACGTTCCTCAACAGGTAAGGGACGCTATATCTTCTGCTGTTGAAAAATGGATGCCTTTTGTATCTATTTTGGATATAGAAGTCACCGATAATACAGCAAATACCACATTGCGTCCGAACGAGATTCATGTAAAAATAAATTTTTCTGTGTCTGGTATAGAAGGTGCCCTGTCTCAGAAGATTACTGCATAATGGAGAATAACTTAACTTAATGGCAACTGTTACGACAAAAAAACGCAATTTAAAATATTTAAATCGAGATTTTGAGGGGAACAAGCGCGATTTAATTGAACATTTGCGCATTTACTTTCCAGATACAGTACAAGATTTTAATGAATCGTCTGTCGGAATAATGCTTACAGAATTGGTCTCTTTTGTGGGCGATAATATGAGCTTTTATCTTGACCGTCGTTTTAATGAATCTTTTACAGAAACAGCTACAGAACCTAAAAACATTCTTAAACACGCCAAACAGCTTGGATTTAAACCTTTTGGCAAATCTGCTGCGTCTGGTAAGGTTGATGCATTTATTAAGGTTCCTACTATAAAACAAAATGAAGAAATAATACCAGACATGAGATATGCTGGCACGATAAAACGAGGCGCAAAACTAAAAAGCAGAAATGGCCAAACCTATGAGACATTGTTGGATATTGATTTTAGTGAAGTAAACATTAACGATTCTGCTGTCGTTGCAGTTGGCGACAGAGATTCATCTACCAGTGAGCCTGTTTCTTTTGTTTTGAAAAAATCTGATGTTGATATAAAGGCAGGCGAGACAAAATCAACAACATTTTCTGTAGGAACATACAAAGCCTTTAGATCATTGCTTTTGCCAGATGAAGATGTTTTGGAGATTTTAAGCGTTTTAGATTCTGAAAGGAATACTTGGTATGAGGTAGATTACCTAGCTCAGGATACTGTTTTTGATAATGTTTTAAATAATAAGAGTGATTCAGCAAATGTGCCATTTGTTTTAAAACTTCGTTCTGTTCCGTTTAGATTTATAACAGAATATGATGTTGTGACAAATAAGACCTCTATGGTCTTTGGCACTGGCGACGCTCAAACGTTTGATGGAGATTTAATTCCAAATTTGGGTGATTTAGCTCTTCCTCTTTTTGGCAAAGATACGTTTACAGATTTTTCTATAGATCCTCAAAACTTTTTAAAAACGAGAACTTTAGGATTAGCTCCAACAAATACAACCCTTACTGTTAATTACCGTGTCGGCGGCGGGGATGATACAAACGCAGGAGCTGGAGAAATTAATACGGTTGCAGAAAGCACTTTTGATATAGGAGATTCTTCTTTGTCGCAAGCGGTTATTAAAGATGTTGGAAATTCTTTTTCTGTCATGAATCCATTTCCAATTACTGGTGGCCGTTTGGCTCTTTCTGTTGATGAAATTAAACAACTAATTCCAGCTGTATATGCTTCTCAATCAAGAATTGTAACTCCTCAAGATTTTGTTGTTCGTGCACTTTCTATGCCATCAAAATTTGGTTCTGTATTTAGAGCCTCTGCTAAATCTAATCCTTTTAATAAAAATTCTGTAGAACTTATTATTCTTTCTAAAGATTCTGATGGATTTGTAGTGACAGCTCCAACGAGCCTTAAGGAAAATTTAAAAACATATCTTTCAAGATTTAGAATGATGACGGATGCTATTGAAATTTTAGATGGAGAAGTTATTAATATAGCAGTAAAATTTGATATTTTGGCTAGCCCAGATTTTAATAAAACAGAAGTCTTGACAAATTGTATTTTAGCATTAAAAGAATTTTTTGATGTAGATAAGTTTAGTTTAAATCAACCTATTAATTTTACAGACATTCACACCATTCTTGCTGCAATTCCAGGTGTCTTATCTCTAATTAATATAACGATAGAAAATAGGTCTGGTACGTTTGATGGAAGAACTTATTCTACGACTCCATTTAACGTAAACGAAAACAAGAAGGATGGCATTGTGTATTGCAAAGAAAATGCAATGTTTGAGGTGAAGCACCCTTCGCGCGACATTATAGGTACAGCAAAATAAAGAGGAATAAATTATAATGGGACTTTTCAGAATCTTTCCTTTAAAAGATACTACAATTACAAATGCTCACGTACCAAATGATTTGGCTGTAAGAGGTACTGGTTCTAATTTTGGAGCCGATCCATCATTAGAAGTTTTCGCGAGAAAAGCAGAAATTAGTTCTGGAAGTATAGAATTGAGTCGTGCTCTCTTGAGATTTAATGTTACGGAGCTTTCTGGAAAAATTTATACAGATAAAGTTATTCCTTCGTCTAGTGTTTCTTATTTTTTGAAAATGTTTAACATGCAGCACGACGAAACTGTTCCTACGAGTTACGATTTGTTTGTTTATCCGTTGTCTCAAAGTTGGGACGAAGGCACTGGTCTAAATATGAATTTTTGGAGTGACGGCTATGCCAATTGGCTTTCTGCTAGTAGCACTCAAACTTGGACAACAACAGGATCAGATTTTCTAACTACAAACTATGGCAGCGGGTCTCAACATTTTGATCGTGGTTCAGAAGATTTAGAAGTCAACATTACAGATGTCATCATTAATTGGTTAACTGGTACACTGCCAGAAAACGGTATCGTCGTAAAAATGGGCAATACGGAAGAAACCAACGGAGTTTCATATTTTAGAAAAGCTTTTCATTCTAGAGAATCAAAATTTATTGATAGACTTCCGTATGTTGAAGCTAGATGGAACGATGTTATAAAGGACAACAGAAACAATTTAGCATATGATCAAAACAATAAACTTTACATGTATAATTTTATAAGGGGTGTTCTAACGAATGTTACAGAGCCAGTATATGTCAGGATTCAAGATCACGTTGTGGGTATTTCTGCTTCATTTTCGTCAACAATTACTGCTTCTTTTGTTTCCGTTGGAACATATTCTGCTTCTTTGAATGTCAAACATACAGCTAGTTTTTCGTCATCATGGTATGACATATGGCATTCTGGAAGCTACGCATATATGACTGGCACTTTTATTCCGAGATCTCTCACAGGCTCGGCCACTGGCGATCATGATGAGCTGGTTGTAAACATTTCCAACCTAAAGAGAAAGTATTCAACGTCAGAAAAGGCCAGACTCAACGCTCTCGTGACGAAGAGAAACAGAAAAACACACATTGGAGTTGTAGCAACAGGTTCTCTTAACATACAAAAAGAAATGATGGACACAATGTATTACAGCATTATAAATTATGAGACTGGAGAAACTGTAATTCCATTTGCAACTGGTTCTGTTCCCCATACGCAGCTTTCCTATGATAATAGTGGAAATTATTTTGAAGTTTATATGAATTCTTTTGTACCTGGATTTATGTATGAAGTTTTGTTTTTGATAAAAGAAAACGGAGAAGATAAGCTTTTCCAAAATGATTTTAAATTTAAAATTATTTCATAAATTAGAATATGGCTAACAAAAAAATACCATTTCAGCTTATTTTTAATGAAAATTTAAAAAGAGACGCTGTTTCATCTTTTACGAAACCTTTATCCTTTGATCAATTGGGTGATTTTATCCAAGAAAGGGAAAAAATTCGTCGTCTTGTTGATCAAGGACTAGAAACAGAATTAAAGGTAGATTATTCAAATTTATCTAACCATGTATTTTTTGATTCTGCTGTTTCTAAGTTTGATATTGCAAAGGATAGAATTTTAAATGATTATCCTTATAATGGTACGTCTGAAGAAAAAGATGCATTTAATTTAACTGGATCTGGATATGAAGGCTATATTTTGGAACAATGGCCGAGATCTGTTGGATATCTATTTTTAAATGGTACGGATCAATATATTAGTGCATCCGATACAGACAATGGTCTTTTGTTGGGATCTTCTTCTCTTTATGTATCGGCGTGGATTAAACCAGCAATTACCAACCAAAACATCATTTTGCAGGTTTTGAGTTCTTCAACTGGTCCGATAAAAAAACAAGGATATGATTTTTTTCTCTCAGGCGCAACAGATCCCCATGTAAAGTTTACATTGTATTCAGGTTCTCAAAAAGTCTCTATTAGTTCTTCTTATACTGCATATACAGGAAGTTTTAATAATGTAAGTGTAATATATGATAATAATTCAGATTTATTGTCTCTTTATGTAAATAATTCTAGAAAAGTTTCCGCTTCTGTTGTTTTTAATTCTATTGAATTTGCTCCTATATCTTTAATGATCGGTAGTGGTAGTCAATATACTTCTCCTTCTTCAAGTTATGATTTTTATTCTGGATCTTTGGACGAAATTCGCGTGTTCCATACAGCTAGCGAACTTTATCATCTTAAAAATTATAATAAACCAATAGATTCAGAAGACTTTGTTGCTCTTAATTATAGATTCAACGAAGGTATTGTTGGAACCTCTTCTATTGATCAAGTTGTTGTTGACTATTCAAAGAGCACGCTTCACGGAGTTATTTTAAACTACACGTCAACTGCAAGGGTTTCTGGAACGTCAATGGCTCTAGATCCTGGCGATCCCATTCTTTATAGTTTTCATTCTGGCGTTATTGTATTTAGCTCAAGCCAAGAACTGTCCGCTTCAGCATACGACAACACAAACAATAATCAAATTAAAAACCTTATTGGAGAATATATTTTAAGTGCCGATACTGAACAAGAATCTTTATTGACTTCTTTTTCTTTTGCTATGGCTAGATTTTTTGATGAATTGAAGCTCTACATTGATCAATTTGAAAATCTTAGAATAACAAATTACCAAGGTACAAACCAAACACCAGATTTATTCCTTCCATTTTTAACAAGATATTTTGGATGGAAAGTAACAGATCATTTTGGGGATTCTAATCCTCTTGAATTTTTCTTTGGCGATGGTGTATTGTCTACTGGTAGTCTTGATACTTCTTTGTTTGAAATTAGAAACCAATTTTGGAGAAGAATTTTAAACAACCTTCCTTATTTGCTAAAAACAAAAGGCAAAAGATATAATTTGGATGCTTTTTTTAATGTTTTGGGCGTCAATAAGGACAATATTAGCATAAAGGAATATGGATATACGAAGGGGACATCAATACAAGATACAAGAATACACAAAGAAAAGTCAGTATCTTTATTGGGCATAGGGACTGGGAGCTTAAGTGCAAGCTTTATGAAGGTTCCTTTAATGGTAACTGCCTCTAATAATACATACACCATTGAAACACTTGTTCAACTTCCCTACGTAAGTGCTAGCTATAGTTCAAGCATAAAGGAAGTTACAGGAAGCCTATGGCAATTTATAGATCCCGAACAGGTAACTGGCTCGTTTGGGTTATATTGGAGAAGAAACGATTTAACTTCTGCCTCTGGTAGCTTTGTTTTATCTGGTACTGGCGCTACATTTTCCGCTAGCGGCGGCGTATTCTCTTCTTCTGTTATTTCTGTTTTTGATGGAAGATTTTTGCATATAGCCGCAGGTATTGATTCTGCGCAATTACCTTTCATTGAATTGCGTTCAATAGACAATGATGCAATTTCGTTTAGTGGATCATATGCTGGTACTACTGCTTTGAGCGGAGTATTCACGGGAAGTAAATACGATTTTATAATTGGTGCAAACTCTGGTTCAATTGCTGTAAGTAAGACCCATGGTTTCTTTGGCGAAGTTAGATTTTGGTCTAGAAAACTTTCAGGTTCAGAATTGGATGATCATGCGTTAAATTTTGAAAGCATTGGGACAGGAGATCCATTGGAGCTTCCATATCCTCTGAGAGCACAATGGGCCTTAAATGAGAACAAGGCTTCTGATTCTACTGGAGTCATTAATGGAATCACAGATCTTTCTAGGAATAAGTTTTTTGCAACAGGATCTCAATTTTTGTCAAGTCACAATCCATATAAGAAATTCTTGCTTGAACTGAATTATTTGAGTCCAAATATAGATTTAAAATGGACAGAAAACAAAATAAGAATTCATAATAAATCTGAATTAAAGCTTGCCGATGTGTCTACGGATACAAATGAAGTTTCGTTAGAATTTAATTTGGTTGATGCTTTAAATCAAGATATTTCAAAGATATATTCTACAATTGATACAATGAATAATGTTGTAGGTGCGCCAGTAAATAAGTATAGAGACGAATATGTAGAACTAGAAAACATAAGAAGAAGATATTTTGACAGACTTAACGATAGTGTAAATTTTACTAACTTTTTTAAGCTTTTTAGGTGGTTTGATAAAAAACTAAGCGATTCTATAAAACAGCTTCTTCCGACAAGGGTAAAATTTATTGGTGGCGAACAGGTTGTAGAAAGCCATTTTCTAGAGCGTAACAAATATGGATATAAATTCCCAATTTTCAGGACTCCAAAAGACATTGATGAAGGCATTATAGCTAGTGGTAGTTCTCCCTATAGCCTAAGTGCATCACATCAAAAATATCTTGAAGCGAGTTCTCCAATGAAAGGTACAACCGCAAGAACTGTTTTTGAGAATGATAATAAATTTACGAATAATACCATTTTCGCTGAAGGCTATGTGACAGTTGACGCGGGCTATGAAACTGTTGATTCTGGTTACCTTGATTCATTATTTGCAACCAATATCATTGGACATGCTTTTTCTCCCCCTCGCGACCGATCTGTAATCCCTGACGGCATGTATCAAAGAGATTTTAATTTGACATACGGGGATGGAGACGAAAGAAACGACAGAGTTCAAGATGCTTTCTTTAGAAGAAAGCTATATGGCGACGAAAACGCAAGAAGAGAAAAAGTTGGGTATACTGCTAATGCAAATGTCGGCATTAATAATAAAAATGAATTTGCAAGAAGAGAGTTAAGTAGATTAGAATCTCTTAATTTTGACGGATATTCTGCTGGATTTAAGACTGGCTCATTTATACATCCAAAAATTGGTATTAACGCAAATGTTTTCAATACGGTGAGATCTTCTCAAGATAATCAACATTATTTTGGTGGAAACAAAAAACAGATTAATATGGTCATAAGAGGATTTAGTGGTTCGTACAATCAAAAAGGAGACACTGGATTATTAAACGGAAATCAATTTTCTTTGACAGGAACAACTGGTGTTGAATTAAGCCAAAGCTTATTTGATAAAAATAATGTATATTTTAATACAGGAAGTATTGTTGGGAAAAATTTTGATTTAAACTCTTTGTTTAATGTAGGCAGTGGCACCATTAATACAAAGCACGAACCATACATGACCTTTATGGTGTCCGCGTCAAATGAAGTATTCACTCCAGCTAGTTTTACGGTTGAATTTAAAGATGATAATTCTGCTGCTTGGAGTAGTTACAAAGGCATGAATGACTTTGGCTTATATGTTGAATCTAGCGAAACAGGTTGGAGACAATACAGATCAAATCTAATTTCTGGTACACAACAGTTACCAAGAATAATTTTTGATGAATCAAGACCACACTGGCGTGTCTCGTGTTCTTCTGGAAAGACATATGCATTTAAAGATTTTAAACTTGAATTTAATCAACAGCTTACCGATGATGGAGTAAGAGATTATCAAAAACTAGACAATACAAACAATGAAGATGAATTTATATTTATCAATAGAAGCATAATGCCAAAAACGGAGTAACGCATGGCACTTAGAGACACAAGCTATTTTAATTGGCAAACAAAATTTATATTTGGGCCTGTTGGTTATTCTAGCGGTTCATCTGGAATTAAGAACTTTACATACAAGAATGTAACCTATCAACATCAAGGAAGTTCTTATTTTTTAGATGCAGCATTTGATTCAAGTGGAACAATGTATGTTTGTGGAACCGTCCGAGCAACAAAGCCCATTTCAGGTTCAACCTCCGATAATTATTATTGGGTAGTTTTGAAATCTGCCGATGAATGGAAATCATATACAGTATCTGACTTATTTAACGATGACGAAGAAAACACGGCAGGTAGCGCCGATCGTCCAGCTATAGCGACAAGCATGGCTGTTGATCAAAATGATTATATTTATGTTACTGGATGCGCCGCAAGATCTGGTTCTGTAGTTTCTAGTGATACGTCCATTATTTTTGCAAGAAGATCCACAGACAAAGGTCTGACGTGGCAGACTGTTTTTTGTTCAGGAAGTGGAGTCCAAACTACAGGTGGTGACATTTCTTCTATAGCTCTTAAGGTGTTTAATTATAAGCAATATAAACATGACGGAACTATCTCGTCAAGCAACGATGTATGGATTGGGGGTGGATCTCTTTCTGGCGCTGCTGGAAGTCTTTGGAGATGGGTAACTTTTAAATCAATTGACGGTTCAAGTGGAAGTTTCACACAAGAAGATACGTGGACCAATTCGGGTAGTACTGGTCCAATTACATTTGCCTCATGTATGGCTGCCCCACAAGATGATGTCACGAATAGCAAGAAAGGATGGCTCCTAGTAGGGGGTACAGCCAGAACAGCTGACAATGGTTTTGAGCACGCTTTTAGGGTGTTTAATGGAATCAGTACGTGGACACAAATTACAGGCTTGCAGTCCCCACTCGGCGGCGGCACAATCGCGACTGGTCATTTGCTTGATATGGTAACCGTTCCTAGTGGTTCTGTTGTTGGGTTTGGTGGCGGGAGCAAAATTGTTGTTGCTGGTATGGGAGACTCAGGTGAAGATGGTATGATTTGGATGTCAGACAGAGCAGCACCGACAGCTCCGAATCATTGGAATTGTATAATGTATGAAAACAATTATTATAATGCTGCTGACTTAACAATAGATCCATCTAATGCTCTTAATGAATTATTATATTATTATGGGTGTGCTATGGAAGAGACTACAAATAAGTCTCTTTATTTTGTGGGTACTGCTCGCATTGGTTCAAATAAAATTAATACTGTTAGATTCTATTCGTCAGGTAATTTAGCTGATGTAGTTGCTACACCAACTAATCCTGCATTTTCGGTCATGAAGGGAACAACTTGGTCAGATACAGACTATGGAGTACATAACGAACTTTTGATATCTTCTAGAAGAATAAAAATTGGTTTAAATAAAGACAAGTTTGGCAATTCAGATTTATGGGTTTTAGGCTTTAACCAAGGAAACGTCGCTTCTATTATTAGAAAGGGACACAAGAAATATAATAAACAAAATTTAGGACCAAGAATGTTAAATTCGTCATTTGGCTACGTGCATGAAGAAATTTCTGGATCAGTTGTGGAGAGATTTAAGCTTAACAATATATCCGAATTTCCTCATTCTGAAGGCATGTATCAAATGAAGAGCATTGTTTTAGGCACCCAAGATTCAGGAAAAGTTGGCAAAACTGACGATAGTATAGTTCAAGTTAATCATATTGGTTCTTTTGTCAAGGTCTTATGGCCAAAACAAGATCAAGATGTTTTTGTCAAAGGCTTTGGAGATTTTGCAATTGGTCAAAAACCTGGCAAACTGTCAACAGAATGGCAATCAGGTGAATTTATTGATGTTTCAAAAGATAATTTTGATCATGTTTCATTATATTGTTATGCTCTAAAGGCCAACAGTGGCTCACAAGACTCAATTTTGGTTCGTGTAGAAAGAAGACCATTGAGAAGCACTGGCTTCGGAGTTGAACAGGCCGTAGAGCATATAATATCTGGAAGCTATGTTGAATCAATTTATCGTGATCAATTGCACAGAAAAGATGTTGATTATGGCGATTTATCAATAAAGGAAGTGACCTTCCCAATAGATATTTCATTAACAAATGTTAAAGATTTTAGAGTATCTGCAAAAATGAAAAACGGACAATCTTCTGACGAGAATAGAAATTTTGTAATCTGGGCAAGACTTATTAAATCTAATAAAAATCACGAAGAAACATAAATGAAAAAATTAACCCTTAACACAAACAAAGGGCCTGGGAAACAGCTAGAATTTTTCAATGACCATAGCGATTCTCTTGATTTTTTAAATGATAAACAATATCATTTGAATGCCAAATCTGGCCATCTTATATTGAGTTCTAGCAATGGATCAGAAATTTATGTTAGTGGTACTCTTGATTTACTTAGTTATTCCAAGTTTGATGTACGGTATCTGAATACGGCATCTCTCCCTGACCAAAGATATGTGCTTACATCTTCTGATGTAGAACAAAGAATTCAAAGCAATCTCGTAACAAGTGGCACTTTTAAAATTCAAAGTATTATTTCTAATTATTCACAATATCTTATTTTGTCTTCAACTGTAGGCTCTATTGTTGCTTTGTCTTCGTCTTTAGATTTTCCAAATACAGACAAGAATTACCACATAAGAGCTGTTAATTCTGATTTAATCCTATCTTCTTCGTCAACTTCTATTATTGCGTTTTCTTCTGCTTTGGATATTACAAACGTTGGCAATAAAAATTATCAAATTAGAAATCCAAATGGACATCTCATTTTAAGCTCTTCCATTGGTTCCAGAATCACAGCTAGTGGCTCTTTGCTCATTCTTAGCGCATCCGTTGCTGTAGGTGGTGCCAGTGTTGGTACGACTGGTGATTATGGTCAGCTCATTTTGTCAAATCCGTTAAACCAGACAGACGCAGTTGCGGGAGTTAATCTAAGAACAGCATCGGGTTGGAATGTTTATTTAAGGACACGTCAGGATGTATCATGGCTGGAACTGACAACAGGTCAAGGCGTCTTGCAGCATCAATGGGTGGCAACGAACTATAATTTATCTGGAGCTGTCACATTTTTAGGTCAGTTAAGTGCTAGCATCGTCGCAAAGGATCAGCACCTTATCTTGAGTTCATCGGTAGGTTCAAGAATTGCAATAAGCGGGGCAATGATCCTTGTCGGCCAGTCAAATGACAAAAAAGATGCACTTGCATCGCCAGCGCCAGGGACGATAATATGGAACTCTTCATCTGGTTCAATGCAGGTTTTTGATGGAACAGATTGGAAAATCATTACGGTGACCTAATTATTAAAAATGAGCGGTTTTTTAGACAAAAAGGAGAGGGTTTTTGATATTGTCCTAACAGACCTCGGCAGGAAACTCTTATCAGAAAATCAGTTAGAATTTGTGCACTATGCTTTTAGCGATAGTGGTGTGGATTATAGTGGTTCTATAGATATGGTGTCCAAAACAACTGGCACCTTGGATGATTTTGTGTTTAGAAATTTGGCTTTTGAAGCAAATCAAGAAAAAGATAGTCTAAAAGATAAAACATTGGATACTTGGCTGTTTACAATACCCGCAAATAGTCCAGTTGTTCCAGAATTTAAGCCGAGTCTTACAGGAAGTATGACCCTAAATAGAAGATATAAGGTAGAAAAAGTTGTTAAAGTAATTGAACAGGCCATATCAAATCCAACAGCACGAGTGTTTGCTGTGAGCCCTCTTGACATAATTCTTGGCGCTTCTATTCCAAACCAAGCTCAAGCCCCCCGCGCCCACGTATATGCGCAAAAATTGGCCAACGACATAAAGGCTGAAGTGGAGACCAAGGTAGAGAAAAAGCCTACCGCTCCTAGTTTCTTGACCAAGAAAGTAAAAAAAATTATTGCAGAAATTAAGCGTGTTACGGCCATGTCTCCGTTTGCATTTCCGCCTCTTCTTAGTAAAAGTACAAAACTGGCCATACTAAAGCACGAATACAAAGACAAGACAAATGGTCGCAACTATGATAATGATTTAAAAAATGGGATTATACCATAATGGCCATAAATATTGATTTATTTAACCATATTTTTTTGGGAAACGGAAGCTTTCTAAACAAAAGTACGGGCGTCTTATCAAAAGAAATAGGCCCCCCTCCAGATATAAAAATAGAAGAAAATCTCACTATTGTTACTGGCGTTGATAGGCAAAAAATAAACCTAAATATAGTCTCTGATAATTTTAGAGCAGAACCAATAAATGGCTTTCTTATAGAAGTATATTCAAGTGGATCCGATGGCAGATTAACAAGATTGTTTAAAAATGATGATATTGATTTGAACGGAAATATAACAAACGAGAGCTTCTCACAATATTTTGATTTAAAGATTGATGAAGAATAATATATGGCTTTTTTTACACAAAATAAAAATATCAAATCTGTTAATTTTTCTTTAGATCTTGATACGCTTTCTAAATCAATAGAAATTGCCAAAAAACAACAACTTGATCAAATTGAAGCAACGCAACCTAAGGTTCGTTCCACCATATTTTCTGTTGGAAGAGATCCAAGGGTCCTATCATTAGATCAAATATCAACTCCAGATCTGTTTCTTGTTGAAATATTGCACGATCAATTAAAACAGTTATTTTTAAGAATTAATTGGAAAATATCCAGATTTGATACAGATAGTGGCCAAATAGTTGGTTTTAACGTTTACAGAAAAAGAATTAGAGGGCTTTCAGGCGATAGGTTGACTATTTCTAATTTTGAAAAATTATCGAAGAGAGTTAAAAAAGTAGGCAGATTTAATTTTGATAAAAAAGGTATTTCATATTCGAAAAAAGACATTATTCCACTTTCTGTATTAAATGCTAAATTGTCACAAGAACAAGAAAGCAAAAATAGTCAATCAATTAATCAACTAGAAAAATCAATTTCTTTATCTTCTGAAATAGAAACATTAATTGCTAATAAATTTGAAAAAATAGCTTATGTAGATTACACTAAATTTATCAAAAAAGAAAAACAAAAAAAGGTATTTGTAGAAGATGCTAATTTTATAAACTTGTCTTTTGACGATAGGAAGGTAGGCTATAGAGAAACTTTTGAATATTTTGTAACTTCTATAACGAAATCAGGAGAAGAAACGCACCAATCTGATATTGTGAAAGTATTAGTGTTTGACAGCAAAGGGATAAGTCCCCCTCTTGTAACCGCAAAACAAATTAATGAAAATTCTGTTCTTTTGTCTGTGAATTTCTCAGAATCTGATCAAATTAGTCAAATATCTGTTCTTAGAAAATCTGAAGATGAAATTGTTTTTAAAGAGAAAGTCATTGTAGAAGACTTTTCAAAAGAATCTGTTGATATTGTTGATAATGATGCGCGATATTCAAAAACCTATGTATATAGAGTCTTTCTTAAAAACATTGATGGCATTATTTCCAATCCAACAGAAATAACAGTTTTTTCTTCTGCTCAAAAAATTACAGAAAAAAGCAGATCTAATAACTTAAAAATTCCTATTTTAAGCGCAGTTCAGGATCAAAATTCAGATTTTATTAAAATTATTATTTTTCCAAATGATCCCAAGATTTTATATTATCAACTAGAGAGAAGAGATTTGACAATCGGAGAAAAGAAATTTTCTGTTCCTTCTGCTGTTTATACAAATTTTGGTGGAAGTGGCTGGACTAATAATAAATTTTTTGTAGACAAGGATAACTTATCTGAAATAGTATTTGTAGACAATTTAGTTTCTACGGGTCACATTTATCAATATAGAATTCTTGGATTAGATATATTTGGTAATTCTAGCTCTTATGCTTTCTCTTTGGTTAAATCAGAAAAGAAAAAATCTCTTAGATCACCCATAGCTATACAGGTGGGAGTATTGAGACAGTTTCCGATAAGAATAAAGCTATTATGGCAAAACGATAATGCAAACGTAGATAAGGCTGCAATTTCTTATTTGGTCCAAAGGAGAAAACAAGGAGAAGTAATTTATGAGTCTTTTCCCTTGACAAAAAACGAGTTTCTTGTTGATGAAGCGTTATCTGAAGATATTGTACCGTTTTCTGAAGAGAAAACAGAAGACACTTTTGAATCAACAGAAAACGTAAAAACAACCGCAGATAATGTAATTGTCTCAAAGGAAACAAGAAGATCTTTTGGAATGCCTGACTTTCTTAAAGAAAGTGATATATATTTTTACAGGATTAAAGCTGTTTTGCCAGATGAAAGCGAAAGTAATTTTACAGAAGAAATAAAGGTGTCTACTTTGTCTGAATTATCTGATCCTCTTGACTTTAAAGTCGCCGTGGAAAATATAAAAGTTAGACCATTAATGGCAAAATTGTCTTGGCGTACCAATCCGACAAGGCTTAAACCTGATCAATGGATTATAGAGAGACGTATTGATGATATTAATGATACATTTAAGGTTATAGGAAAAGCTTATCTTAAAGAAGAGTTTTTTGATAGAG